CAGCTGCTTCTGCTGCAAGACCTACGGTAGCAGAAACTGCAACTCCATACTTTGTGAACTGTCTTCCAAGCTCCGTGATTCCATCTAGTGCTGCTTTTGTTTCTGATGCTGGTGTAAATAAATCCCCGTAGACTTTTCTAAAACGAATTGCCTGTGTTTCCATTTCCATAAATGTTTTTGATGCTGCTGAACCAAGAGCAATCAAAGGAATGGTAAAGCCAACCATAAGCTGACGGCCTGCCCACTGTGTATTTTTACCAAAGTTTAGAAGGTTTGTAGATCCTTGTTTTAAAAGTTGATTAAGTAATGCTTGCTTTTCAGAAGCAATCATAGTCTTTGTTGCAAGATTTTGCATATCAAGAGATAGAGGCCTTACGGCAATAGCCTTCATTGAGCCGTTTGCATCACGACCCATCTTAATATACTGGGTCTGAAGGTCTTTTACATTTTCTCTTGCTACCTTGTTTATTGTGTCAAACTCAGTTTTAAAAAGTTTTCCAAAGCTCTTGGATGCTCCACCAGCGTAACGGAAGTATTCTCCCATTGAGAACTTGTTTTTTTCTAAAGAGTTTGTAAAGGACTCAGTGGTTGTTCGTATTGTCTTCATCTGGCCAGAGAACTTGCCAGTAGCGTTTATAGAATTAAGTAAATTCTGTTGCATGCCAGAGGTGACTGCATTTGCTGCGGCTCCACTTTTGGCCATTGAGGTGTGAAAAGCTGATATCTGTCTCTGTAAGTTTTTGATACTGGCTAGTGCTTCAGTAGTATCAATACTTACTTTAATATTGGACTGAGCATCAGCCATTCACTTTACCTCTTTATTTAGTTATTATTCTTCGTTACCGCTAAAAATTGTTGCTGCGTCAGATAGTTTAATTCCTGATGCTGTTTCAACAATTTCATAAACGGTAGGCAAGTCAATAATCTCTTCCAGTGCAGCAAGGTCTCCTGCTAGCTCTGGCTTATATTGTTCCATTGCGATTAGTACACACTCCATTAGTAGGTTGATTGACTTATCGTTATCATCTACTACTGCTGCAATACCCTCAAACTTTTTCATAAACTTTCGTAAAAGTGAAATCTTAAGTGGTCTTAAGGTTATTTCTGTACCATCAATTAGACTGATCTTATGCGCTTCGTGCACAGTTGTTGCCATGTTGATCCCTCCCATAGGTTTAGATCAATTATAGCATAATAACGCTTATTTTATGCTTATTTTATATCATAAGGTTTGGGTCTCTGGCGTCTTCATAATCAAGACCCATTCCAATACCAAACCCTGCCCTTGTTGCATTTTGTCCTTGTAATGCAAGAATATCATTGCTGTCGTTTGTTGCTCCACCACTAAATACTCTTGCTTTTAAATCTTCCCATTCTTTTTGACCACGGTCTTTGCTGCCAGAATCTTCCAGATCAACACCTTGAATTGCTGCAAAAAACTTTTTCTCTTGATAGTCTAGATCTCTCTTGCTAGATATAATTGCCATTATCTCTGACAAGGATAGTGACTCTTCTAACTCATTATAGTCTTTCCATATACCCAGCAAAAAAACTTCAGACTCTATCTTTGCTAAATCAAAGTCTTCCCATGAAGGGCCTGGGTCGCCTTTCTGTGCTTGTGTCTTTACATCTTCTTCTGAGTCTTCACCAATTTTAATATTTCCTGCTAAATCTAATATCTCATGGACTGTTGGCAAATCTATATTATTCTCAAGATCTTCTATATTCTTTGATATCTCTGGAAAATATTGCTTCATGGCTACTCTTGTACATTCTAGTAAAACTATCATTGCTTCATCGTCATTTTTTGTATCTTTGATGGTATCAAATACGTCCATAAACTCTCTTAGATACTTTATCTTAAGAGGCATTATCTCTATCTCTGTACCGTCAAATAAATAGATGCGCTTTGTTTTATATATTTTAGTTGCCATTATGTATTAAGTTTACCACAAAAACAACAAAGCCCACCTCGTTATGAGATGGGCTAAGTCGTATTATTAAGTTGTTTTTATGAAGCTGTTGTAAAGGTACGATCCACTATCTTGCCATATGAGGCAGAAGTGTCATCTGGAAGAAGACGGAATGTAACTTCAAACATTGAAGCCTCATCGCGCTTTGCAGATACTGTTACATTTTCAATTGAAAGTGCACGGTATGCTGAATAAACTCGTTCTGTGTTTGCAGCAACTGCTGCATTTCCACTTCCTGGGCCTACAGCAACGATACCACGCTCTAATGCAACATCGCCAATGTCTCCTGCAGAAAGGTCAAGTGCACGACCTGCAGAAGATGTTTTAGTTCCTGCTAACTTTGAATCTGAATATGCGAGAGCCAATAGAAGGTTCTCTAGTGTTGCTTCAGCAAATGCTGTAGCAAGTGTAACTTGCATTCCTTGCTTATAAAGCTTAGCAACGTCAAGAACTTGGTCAACCTGTACTTCGCCGAAGTCAGGCTGGAACTGTAATTCAAGACCATTCATGGTGTATCCTACGTTAGTATAATCTGCATCAGCAGCTAAAGTTGTCTTCATTGATGCGCTTGATACTGGCGTTTCCAGCGTAGCTGGAGTTAGGACTGTGTCTGCAACAAAAAATGCTGCTGCTCCAACAATAATATTGTTAGACGTTCCACGTGTATATGCCATTTATTTCACCTCTTTCTGTAAAAATAGATATTAATTTGTACGGCGTTGTGTTTCCTCAAGTCAATTATAACAGTCTTTTTAAAGGGTCTTAAATCTGACGCTTAGAAGCCAAAAACTCTGGAGCCCAGTTAGATCTCATTACAGAGTCATTTCCATTAGCATCAAGAACTGCCTGTTGATGGTAGTCAAAATCAATAATAATCTTATTACCACCGTAGGTACGGGCAGTGCCAAAGTCTATAATATCTCTGGTCTCTTCAAGCTGATAAACCTTAAAATTATGAAAATGGAAGATATTGTCAACATACTCAGGAACTCCAGCAGATCCAACATTGATCTGTGTATTTGAGCACCAATTATTAATCTCCTCTGCGCTTTCATCAAAACGGTCCATAAGTCTTAGGACTGCCTCTTGTATTTTTACCATATTTTCTATGGTATTTTCTGCTGTGGCATAAAAATAATATAGTATCTGTTCACACTTTATGTGTGGAAAACCTTTACGGTTCATCTTAATTAGTCTGTCCCATGTACCCATTGCTCCACCTGCTGGAAAAGATCCTGTTAGGTCATCTAAAATAGACGGTGTTGATGGAAACAGGGGGACCTCAATATTTGTCAATAGTGGTATCTGGAATTCAAGATACTTGTTAATCCAGAGAACTGGTGTATTTAATAGATTGTCATTCGCCATTATCTAAGCCCCGCATTCGCTATCCATTTATATCCTACTTGTAGTCCTTTTGATCTACCAATCTTTTTACCTGATGATAAATTTTTTGAGTATACCGTTGGATTATTAAAATATTGCAAAATGCCGCTTGATGATAAAAATGCTTGTGTAAAGTATCTATTAAAAAATGTATTTACTACTCTTTCAAAAGATCCTTCAACCTGATTTCCACCAGGGTTTGCTATTACAACCTTGCCTTTAGTGAAGACTGTATCTCCACCATCTTCAAAAACCAAGACGCTTGCCTTCTTTGGTTTGATGGTTACTGGAGTTCCTTCTTCCATTATTTTAGCCTTATTATAAAAGGGTACTGATGAGCCATCTTTAATTGATGTTGATTGCTTCACGGTTGACACAAACGAAAGGCCAAGGTTGCTTATAGTGTAGTTTATATCATATAGTCTTGCATCAGGACTTCCCACTTTATACCATTCATAGATATGGTGTAGTGCTTTTGGATTTACCCTTGCATTTGAGTCAATGTATTCTTCTAAAAGTTCTTTTGTTAGTATTCCAACATTGTTTAAAAATTTAACTTTGCCTGTCTGAACGCCCTCTAAAAATCCAACTGAATAGTCAATGATATTTTTCATATCTTTTCTAAACATGGCATCTTTCATTATAACTTTCATTATAGATCACTTGCCTGATTCTCTGAGCGTCTTAGCACAATTCTGTAATACTCAATATTGCCAAAAGGTCCAACTATTGCTTCGTTAGTTCCAATTTCATAAATTGTTGATCTTCCATCTCTTTGACCAGAGGTTTCTAGGTAGACAGACTCTTCTGTTGCTGTTCTTATGTTTGTTATCAAAACATTAGTTACTGAGTTTCTCGCATTGCTTGAGCTTACTCTAGGGTCTGTTTTTGTTCTTCCAACTAAAATATTTTCTTTTGTTATATTAACATTTGGCGTTACTTCTTCTTTACCTGAACTGCCTGAAGGGGCAAAGTTACAGGCTACAGATCTATCAAGAATCCATTGTTTTTTTACATTGCCATATGCACCCTGTTCAACGACAGGATAGTATATGTCTGCAAGCATTGGGTAGATAAAGTCTGTTGTTTCGCATTGCATCAAATTAAACCTATTTTAGTTATATTCTTCTTGTACTTTTCAATGATTTTATCAACAATCATATTACCAGTACCGTCAAATATCATCTTATCAAACTGAATCTTAAATTGATCAGTATTGTATGATGTAACATATCTCTTGTAGTAATCTAGTCTTCCACACTTTAAATCGTCAATTAATAGTTTAGTTGCATACTCAATGTCTGCTGGTACAGCTTTATATCCTATATCAAGTACTAATGTATAGTCATACCCATTTGGAAATGCTACTCCAGCATAGCCATAAAAAGCTAGGTTTCCAGGAGAAACTGGAAGTGTAATAGGTTTAGCTTCTGCACGGTTATATCTATCTACCTCAACTCTTTGTATGGCTGAATTGTCAAGGGTAACCTTATAATCATAATCTCCCACCGTTGCATCAGCAACATCATATACAAGCTCATTGTTTTCATAAACCTTTAACACTTTATTTAAATTTTCCCAGATTGGGAAGTAGTCTGATCCTAGACCAGAGGCCTGTACAATATGTTTTTCATTATAAAAACCATCAACTACCTGAGAATCAATAATTGATCTTGAAACAAGCTCAAGCATCTTGTACTCTGCAATTTCTGATGCTGTTGTTCCAAGTGTAGATGGGTTTACATATGGTCTAATTATGTCTAAATTTTCTTCATAGATTACACGTACTCGCGCTGTATCATAAAATTTAATAAAAAATTTTCTATCATACTCAAGTTTGGCTAGTGGAATTGAATACGTAACCACTCCTTGTGCATTAGAAACAAGAGTACTCTCTTCTACAGAGTGATCAATAAGGTCCTCAACAGAAACCTTGTAGCTATAGTTTGCTGTTGGCAAAGTCCAAGTGGCTACAATTGGATATGGTGGTATTCTTAAGATTTCCATTATTTACCGTAAGCTCTCTTCACTTCTTCTGGAGTAGCCGTACGGACGGACTTGTTTGTTATCCATTTATCAGCATCCTCCTTAGTGACTATGTTATACCCCTCAGTCAGAGCCCCAACGCCAATCCAGCTAAGGTTGCGTACTGAATATATGGCAACCTTTTCTTTTGATGCTTCTGGCTCAACAACTGTGTTATTTACTTCTTTTGGTACAAAGCTAAATATTACTTCTAGGATATCGTTTTTTGTACTTACCCCAAATAGGTCAATATTATTCTTCTTTGCGTATGATCTTAATTCAAAGACAGTTTTCTTTGTTAATTCTTGTACTAATGACATGATTGACCTCCACTGCTATTATATCAGAATATGACAAAGGAGGGCAGATTTCTCTACCCTCCTCGTCGTATAATCAGAGATTATGAATCTGATGCTGCGTCTGCGTAAGCAACTGCATCAAGCTCTTCCCATTGAAGACCGAAACGAACGAATACTGTGTATTCAATTGTATCTTTCTTTGGCTGGTATGTACGGTTTACAGTGATATCTCTCTGGAATCCCCATACACGGTTTGAAGGGAATGTAAGATCTACATAACCTGCAGGGTAGTAAGGAACTTCCTGAACATCAACACCGAGAACACGTGTTGTACGTGCTCCACCGAATGTCTGTGCTGTGCCATCAAGATATGCTTGACGGTTTGCTTGTGTGCTTCCTGTCATACGAGTAGAAGAAAATGCTTCTGCTACTGCGTCTGCAAGTGTACCGTTGTTCTTGATGATTCCTTGGAATGCATCTGTACCTGCGTAGAACTTTAGGTTAGACTTGATTGCACGGTACTTACGTGGCATTGCAAGAATAATATTCTGCATTACATCTGTTGTCCATGCGTTGTTTGCAACGGTTACGATTGACTCGTTTGCAGCTGAACCAGATGCCTTAACCTTTGAAACGAAACCTTGCATAATTGAAAGGAAGTCTCCTGTTGAACCATCGCCATTAATGGCAAGGTCTTCAATATCGTTAGCAAATGCATTTGTCATCAAGCGAACTAGATGATCTTCCAATGCTCCGCCTTCAATATTATCTTCAAGTGCTTCTGTTGAAACTTCCCAGTCTAGACGAATCTTCTTGGTTGTAAGTTCAACCTTAGAGAATGTTGCACCTGCATTTGAAAATGTAGGTTGTGCCTGTGCTGCTGCACGGATGACACGCTCTCCAACGTTAACCTTTTCAAGTTCCATTGTATTTGCACGCATTGTAACTCTACGGCCATCTTGAGCTAGTACAGTTGCATCCCATACGTAATCAATAAAGCGACGAGCCTGCTCTGGTAGTAGAATACCGCCTGGCGTACCAGATGGATTTACTGCGTTTGGTCCAGAAAAATCTCCAAAGTTTGCAGTTGCAATGTTACCCATTACATCTGTTGGAGAAAGATTTCCAGCTGGTCCTCGTGCTACTGCACCTCCGATTCCACCTGATACGGCAACGCCGTCACCAGTTGGGTGAGAAAAAGACTTCTGAATATCTGTGTTTGTTGTTTCTGACATATTGTTCACCTCCTAGTGATTTTGTTTTAGTTAAATAGGTCGGAATTTTTGAGGAAACGTCCGCCCCATAGGGATTTCTGAATCACGCTAGGTGATTCCTGTACAATCTCGCCGAGATCGCCAGACTTGCGGAAAGCGGTATCTGCAACTACGGCATCAACGGTCTTTCCAAATTCATTAAAGCTTCCCTTAACTTCCTTAACTTCCTCTGTTACGGATTCAAGAGACTTTGTAATTGCATCAACATTAGCTTGCATAGCCTTTACTGTTGCTGCAAGATCGCTCAAGGCATTAGTTACAGAGTTCTGAATTTCAGAAACTGCTTTGGCAACTTCTGCTGTTGCTGACGCAACCTCAATAATTGCTTCATCAGCTTTCTCTGTTACTTCTTCAATAGAAGGAGCACTACCCTCTTCAACAACTGCATCTGACTTTTCTGCTACAACTTCTTCTGTAACTTCTAGTGACTTTGCAACTGCCTCTGCTGGAGCCTCTGGAGCAACCTCAACTTCATTAACTTCTGGAGCTGCTTCTGCAACTACTTCTGTATTTTCTGTCATAGGATTATCCTCCTTTGCTATCTTAATTGTTCTAATGCCTTTTGCACTATCAACTAAGAACTTTATCATTGTGGTTTTTTCTGAATCATTCTTTTCAACAAATCCAATGTTTTTCATTTCTTCACCAGATACTGGGCTTACTTCTGTTTCGTTCTCAGAAATAGTAACAATGCCAGACTCTGAATCCCAGAATACATTTTCAACAATTGTGTTTGCTGATGATCCTGTGATTGTATCTACACCGTCAACTTTTTCAACTGACATAATATTTGCGAACTGATTAGCAGGGGAATCAACAAGACTCAACTCTATCAAATCATATTCTTTAATAATTCTAATTGGCTTATCTGCTTTTTCGTCATAACCATCGTCCCACTTATTCATTCGTCCCCCAATAGAAAAACCAGTATAAGTTCCGTCTAGAACCTTTTCCCAGGCATCTTGTGCACCCTTTGAAATGTAAGCTGAAACAAATACGCCCTTGTAGAACTTCTTTGTTTCTGGATCAAAATACTTTTCTTCTTTAAATGAAACCATCTTACCAATTGCAGATGGCTGGTGCATCTCTCTGATATTTCCACGGAACTTAGCAAAAGCATCCATAGAAGCTTCAGTAGTTACAATGTCGTCTTGCTTATCTAGGTTATCCAAAGA